CAAAGACCTCAACAACTACCTATTTGAAATCAAGCGCAGGGATAACCCAAACTTCCCAGAGCATGCATTGGTTCCTGTTAAGCATTCCGACAAAACTGCCAACGGTTTAGAGAAAGCCATTGTTGCATTCTTGCAAGCAGAGGGATGGCAAGCCGAGCGGATAAAGAACACAGGCCGCTATGTCGATGAAAGCTACACATACGTGAATGTAATGGGGCAGACACGCAAAGCGGGAACGGGGCGGTATATTAAAGGCACGGGAACGAACGGAAGCAGTGATTTGTCGGCCACTATCAAAGGCCGCGCGGTTAAGGTGGAGGTCAAAATAGGCAAAGACCGCCAATCGGAAGTCCAACGGAAATACCAAGCGGACATTGAACGTGCCGGTGGTGTGTACGTGATTGCCAAGGATTTTGAAACGTGGCATGGGTGGTATTTGGAATTTATTGGAAATAATTTGTAACTTTGCCGACATGCAAACCGTACCTATAAACAAAATAAAGCCAAACCCGCGCAATCCTCGATTGATTAAGGATGAAACGTTTGAGAAACTATGCAAGTCATTAACCGAGTTCCCCGAAATGTTAGAAAAGCGGCCTTTGGTGTGCTTTACTGATGTGGATGGTAAGTTTGTAGTGCTTGGCGGCAATCAACGCTTAAAAGCAGCGCAACACGTTAAATTAAAGCAACTGCCGATAGTATTGTGTGATGATTGGACAGAGGAACAAAAAGAAATGTTTTTGTACCGTGATAACATTAGCGCAGGTTCATGGGAGTGGGAAACCGTATCGGAATGGGGTAAAGAGGAGTTGAAAGATTGGGGCGAGGAAGCACCGCAAAAAACAGAAATTCCAGATTATTCTATTTTGGATGATGAAGATGTAACTGAACAATTAGAAAGTATGGCAGATGGAGTAAAAAAGGCAATACAAATTGAATTTGAACCATTGCACTATGAAGAAGCATATCAAGTTATTAAATTTTGGCGCGAAAGAAATGCTTACGTAGGCGGTATGATACTTGAATATTTAAAATCCGAAAGGGATAAATTATGAAAAGAATTGATTTAATTAAAATAGAGCATAATGTTAAGATAGGTGACTCCTGTGAATATAAAGACGCAAACGTAACAGAAGATTGCATCTTTTATGCAGATGGGGAACCGATAGGATTTTACCTTGCAAAACTTCCCGAAAAAGCCGCAAAATTAGCAGACCTTGCAAATTATGAGTTAAGGAGTAAAAATGTTCCCAAAACTGAAATGAAAAGAGCGCCTGCCGATGGATTTGATGAGGAAAAAGGTGTTTATAAGTACAAAAATGTTGTTTTACAATACAGCACAATTATAGGCGGTGTTCCACCAAAGCCACACATGAAGCGACCATACGCAACAATTAGTAGTGTTCACCAAGTTAAAACTGCTCAAACATTCATCAAAGCAATGTTGCTTTTATCAAAAGAAAGTGAACAAATTGTTGCAGATATTTTGCCAAAACAATATGCAAGGCAAATTGAATTATTTAAAGATGTTCCAGATAAATGGAAATTTGGAAATATATTTACAAGCAGCATCAGTAATTTTAATATAAGTGCGCCTTTTCATCGTGATACAGGAAATATTCCAAACACGGTAAACGTAATTATTTGCAAGCGACAAAATTCAAAAGGAGGTGATTTGCATATACCAGACTATGATGCAACAATTGGCCAACAAGATAATTCTATTTTGGTTTATCCTGCTTGGCGAAACATTCACGGAGTAACGCCAATAATTCCTACTTTAAAAGATGGATATAGAAATTCACTTGTATTTTATCCGTTAAAAGCGTTTGTAGGTTTAACTTAACAGCACAAAAACAGCACAATGGCAGCAAAGGATATTGAGCAACATAAATTCAAAAAAGGTCAAAGCGGCAATCCAAACGGCCGCCCCAAACTGCCTGACCTCAAAGAAGCAATGGCAAAGGTGTTGGGCGAGGAAAAGGATGGGCGCACGGCACTTGAAGCCATATTGGCTGCGCTGCGATTAAAAGCCGCGCGAGGTGATGCCAAGGCCGCGGAGTTGTTGTTGAAGTACACGTACAGGCAGCCGACACAGGAAATTGACCTTAAAAGCAACGGCAAAGAAATGCGGTCATGGACTGTGAAATCAGTGTAAACAATAAGTACATACCATTTTTATCAAACCAACAACGGTATGCAGTCCTCAAGGGGGGCGCAGGCAGTGGCAAATCCATTGCAGCCGTTCAAAAGATAATCCTGCGAACCACAACCGAACGCGGGCATCGTATATTGTGCATCCGTAAAGTAGCCACAACGATACGCAACTCAATCTATCAGCTACTTGTTGACAAACTACTTGAATACGATATTTTCAATGAGTTTGTCATCAACAAGTCCGAAATGCGCTTTACTCACGTTCCAACGGGCAATGAAATACTTTGTGCCGGGATGGATGACCCCGAAAAAATAAAATCCATTGCGGGCATTACTTCCGTTTGGTGTGAGGAAGCAACTGAACTTGATGAACTTGACTTTAATCAGTTAGAACTACGTGTGCGCGGTCAAACTGCCAACTATAAGCAATTTATAATCACATTCAACCCCATTAGCGAACAACATTGGTTAAAGCGTAGGTTTTTTGACATTCCCGATGATGAAGTGTACATATTGCACACCACATACCGAGATAATTCGTTCCTCGATGCCGATTACATTCACCACTTAACCGAGCGTGTTAAGGCAAACCCAAATTTGCACAAAGTGTACGTATTGGGCGAATGGGGCAAGGTCGATTTCGGTGGCGAGTTTCTCAAAAGTTGGTCAACCATCAAGCACACAAGGCAAGTAAGCTACGACCCAACATTTGCCGTTTGGTTGTCATTCGATGAAAACGTTAACCCTTACTTCCCGTGTGGAGTGTTTCAAATTAGTGATGACAACGAGGTGCGAATGTTGGATTGCTTGGCATTAAAGAACCCCGATAACACGGTCAAAGCAATGGCAAGGGCGATACTGCAACTGCTCCGACATTGGAAGCATACAGGCCATGTTTACGTGTGTGGGGATAGCACATCGCAAAAGGATGATGTTAAGCAAGAGAAAGGATTTGACCTATTTCGACTATTAATAACTGAACTTGATGAGGTTAAACCGATTAGGCGCGTGAGCAAGTCCAACCCGAATGTTCGCCCGAGTGCTGATTTCTTCAATGCTATATTAGCGTACAATGAGCAGGGTATTAGCTTTGTTGCAGATGAAAGTTGCCGAGTAGCAATACTTGACTTTGAAAACACAAAAGAAGACAAAAACGGCAAAGTGGATAAAAAGACCGTATTAGACCCCGTTACCAAAGTAAGTTATCAACCATACGGCCATATAGTTGACTTAACAAGGTACTTGCTGACATCGGTATTCGCTTCACAATACGCACGCTTCCAAACGGGCATCATTAAACCGCTTGTTGTTGTGGGTAAGGATGCGGAGTGGAAGTCAGCGAGCAGGTTTTAATTCTAAATAATCTTTGGATATTAGCAGAAATAGATTTTGCAACTGATGAAACGATACAAGTTTTACATCTTTTGTTGTATGATTAATTCGGTAATACCAATCGTTCCCAAATTTTCCAAGTTCGGAAGCAAAAGATTTTTTTGTGCTTAAATAAAATGTTTGACCATAAACAAACTTTCCGTTTATTGGCTCATTTAAGTCTTCACAATCATTAGGAATACTCAACAACAATTCATCTGTAACTGGTATTGGTGCAAATTCCACAATTCGTTTATTCTTTTTATTGGCTATTGATATTCTGTGAATATCCGATGCGGTTAACTTGTGAATTTTGCCAAGTTTATAGACATAATTGCCTATCATTAATTCGTTTGCTTTCATAGTTAGTATGTTTATTTGTTCGCCACAAACATAAATAATTTTAGTTACATTTTACCACCATATCGAAATTTTCTTTATTATTTCGCATCATGGCACGATTTCTCAAAACCTCCGACTATCTTTCAATAATTCAAACGGTTGACCTCAATCAAATTACCGAGAACAACCCACAAAACTTGTACGACAGCGAGGTTAAAGCCATCAGCCGTATGCGCACCAAGTTAGTGCAGCGTTACATGGTTGACATCGAACTCGGCACAATGGATGCCTATTCAGCATCAACCCACTACCGCACACGCGACAGAGTGATAGCAGGCGAGGTAATCACACACGTTAATGATTTCAATAGGTGGGATAACAAGACCGAATACGCAACAAGCGACATCGTTACAGACACTAACGGCTATGTGTACACAGCAATAGCAGCAAGCACAAATCAACCGTTAACCAACACAACGTATTGGGCGAAAATGATAAACGTGCCGACATCCAACGCAACGTATTGGACTTCGGGTGACAATCGATACCCGATGTTTGTTGAGTTGGCAATGGATATGACCCTTTACAACCTGCATGCAAGGATTAACCCGAGAAACATTCCCGAACTGCGAATTGAACGAAACCGTGAAGCACTTGACCAACTTGACCGTTGGGCAAGCGGAACGGACACGGCAGAAGTGTTGAATATCAACTCAACCGATAGCACCGGGTACTCAATCCGCTACGGCAACTCACTCGACAAACAAGATAATTTCTTTAAGTAATGGCATGGTACAACAACATATTTAACTTCAACAAACCGCAGCCAGAGCGCGCCAACATTCGCAAGACTATTGACTTCGAGCAGCAGTTGCAACGAGTTCGACAAGATGCGACCAAGTTCAACATTGCCGTTCAAGCGGCTGAAAGTCCGATGTACCCAAACCGCTTTTTATTGATGCAGACCTATCAACAAATCGTACTTGATGGGCAAGTTCAATCAGCCATGTTGCAGCGCAAATCAAAGGTGTTGTGCAAGCGTTTTATGGTGTGTGGTCCCGATGGCGAAATGGATGAAACTAAAACTGCCTACTTCAATCAAAAGTGGTTTTATGACTTCCAAAACCTTGCGTTAGATAGCATATTTTGGGGTTTTAGTTGTGTTCAATTTGGCGCAATAATGAATGATAAGTACACGAGTGTTGACCTTATCCCGCGCATTTATGTAGTGCCCGAATTTAGTTTAGTACGCAGCAACACGGCAACGGTGACAGAGGGTAAGCACTTTGATGAAGCACCATACAACAACTGGTGTATAGGCGTAGGCGAAAAGAAAGATTTGGGACTGCTTATGTACCTTGCACCATACGTGATTTGGAAGAAAAACGCAATGGCAGCGTGGGCGGAGTTTGCTGAGGTATTTGGTTCACCTATTAGAATAGGCAAAACCGATGTGCGCGATGAATTGACACGCAAAAATATGGAGAATATGTTGCGAAATATGGGTGTAGCATCGTGGGCGGTATTAGACATTCAAGATGATATTGACTTGATGCAAGCGAGCCGTACCGATGCCTATGCGGTGTTTGATAAAATGGTGGAGCGTTGCAACAGCGAAATCAGCAAAATAATATTAGGTCAAACAGGCACAACTGATGAAAAGTCGTACAGCGGAAGTGCGAATGTACACGAGTCAGTTGCCGAAATGATTGCAAAACAAGACACGTTAAAAATGCAGTTCATCATCGAAGACCAACTTGTGCCAATGATGATTAGAAACGGCTTTGACCTCTCTGGGTGTACGTTCAAGTATGATGAAAGCGAAAGTTTGCCGTTAGCAGAGCAAGCCAAAATAGATGTATCATTCTTACAAGCGGGCATCAAGTTAGAGCATGAATATTTAGAACACAAATATGGTGTTGAAATAGCAGATGAAATGCCCGAAGCCGATGAAGAAGAAGAAGTAATCGAGATTGAAAACAAACTGCGTAACCTATACAAATAACATGTGCGGGTATTGCGACATACTGAATATCGATAAGGAAGTTGACCCACCGACACCGTTCAATGAGAATGATTTTAATCAGTTTTCAAACGATGTATGGATAGGTGCCGTAACACCTGCTCAACTTCCGCAAGGTATTTATTTGAAAACGGCCAAATATTTAAAAGATGGCATCGACCTTGCACCCGTAGTGGATGAGGTGTTGACTGCCGATTTATTGAATAATATTTACGTGTTTAGCGGTGCGAAGACATATCAGCAAACGAGAGCATTAACCGCCTTGTTAACTGTTGATGAATACAAGTCAAACTTTTACGCATTTAAACGTGCAGCCGAGCCGATATTTGGCACATACAACCAAGATTATTTACAAGCCGAATACCAAACGGCCAAAGCATCGGCACGTATGGCCTCGGATTGGAAGCGCATAGAAATAGACAAAGATGTGTTGCCGTTGTTGAAATACCAAACCGTTGGTGATGGCAGAGTAAGGCCAACGCATCAGCAACTTGACAATATTGTAAGACCTGTGAACGACCCGTTTTGGAAGCAATACTATCCGCCAAACGGTTGGAGGTGTCGTTGTACGGTAGCGCAGTTGGCCGAGGATGAAGAACCATTGACAGATATGAGCGGGTTCACACCGCCCGATGATGTGCCACCATTGTTTCGTATGAATGCGGGCATTGATGGCTATGTGTTTAAGACCAAGGGCAAAGATAAGCACCCGTACTTTGATATAGCAAAAGAGGATAAAGCGAACGCGAAAGTGAATTGGAATTTACCACCGTTATCATCTTAAACCATGGCTAAGCAAAATAAATTCAACCTAAAAGGAGCAGAAAAGAAAGCGCGCAAAGCGTTGGAAAATGCCGTGGTTGAAATTGGCAACACGGCTAAAAACTTTTTTGTTGAGAATTTTAGAAAGCAAGGGTTTGATGATAAAACGGTGCAACGTTGGAAGCCGAGAAAGCGCACAACTTATAAAACCAAAAGCGGTAAGGTTGTTGATGACACAACGAGAGCAATATTAGTCAAAACAGGTGATTTGAGGCGGTCAATTATACGTGTTCCAAATAAAGCAGCGTTGAATGTTAAGATACAAACTGATTTGATTTATGCAAAGGTTCACAATGATGGGTTAAGAGCAGGGCGCGGCAAGGGTTTTAAAATGCCCAAACGTCAATTCATCGGAGATAGTTACAACCTCAACGAGAAAGTAAAAGCGGTAATAGTTAAACGATTAGATAAAGTATTCAAGTAAATGCAATTACAAATCTATAACGCATTAAAAGCACGTATAAGCACACTTCAATCATTGAAGTATGTTGCACTATGGAATAATCAATTTGAACGCGAGGATGTAAACGTTCCGTTTAATTATCCGTGTTGCTTTATTGAGTTTCCTGCGGCTGATTACGTTGAGAACTTGCAAGGTCAGCAACAAGGCACAATGACCATAGCATTGCATTTAGGTTTTGAAAGCTACAAGACCGAAGATACCGATATATTGCAGTTAAAACAAGACCTCAACCAACTTGTTCACGGTTGGTCAACTCCGTATAATAGTAAGTTCCTGCGTAGAAGCGAAGTGCAATCAAATGACCACACCAACATACAGGAGTTTATTATTACGTACACAATGCAAGGGTTTGACTACTCGGCAAACAGTCAACCAACAACCGAAGCATTGGTTGCAACGCTCATCACTAACAATGACCCGCAAATGGAGGATGACATCATCCGCAGCGGAAGCATTCCCGATGCAGTTGTGTTAGCATCCGAATTAGGTTACGAATTATTAAGCGAACAAGGTTATCAACTTATAATACAACAATAAAATGGCAGAGCAAAAAATATCCGAACTACCAGCGGCAACAACGCTAACAGGCACAGAGAAAGTAATCGTAAACCAAAACGCACAGACATCATTGACCGATGTAAATGCCGTTGCAACCTATGTTAAACAAGGCGGTGTGAGTGGTACGTTTACCAACCCAACAAGCATTACCGTAGTTAATGGAATTATAACTGCAATCAGCTAATGGCACGCACCGTACAACAGATAAAACAACAAATGTTGGATGCGAAGAATGCAGACCCAACACTATCGGCCTTGACCTCAACAAGTCAAACTGCCAAATGGAACTTGTATTACTTCATTGTTGCAAGTTGCATAGCTATTTTTGAGCAGTTGCAAGACCTATTCAAGTCCGATTTAGAAGCCATAGCAAGCACGGCAGCACCAAGCACTCCGCAATGGACACGCAACAAGGTGTTGAAATTCCAAACGGGTGATGTAGCCGAGTTAAACACAAGCACGTTTGTAATCGAATACCCAACGGTTAACACGGCAAACCAAATACTAACACGTTGCGCAGTAATAACCGCGCCAAATAGAACGGTATTGATTAAAGTTGCAAAAAACGACCCGCCCGTGCCTGTATCATCGGGCGAGTTGGCCGAGTTGCAGTCGTATGTTGAAACGTTTAAGCCCGCAGGCATAGCGTTTAGCATCATCAATGAAAACAGCGATAAGATGGCAGTTGAAGCTACTATTTACTACAACGGACAATACTCGGCAGTCATCCAAACGAACGTAGAAGCGGCATTGAATACATACATGGCTAACTTGCCATTCAATGGAGTGATAACAACACAAGCCGTTGTTGATGCCATGCAAGCGGTTGAGGGTGTGACTAACGTATCATTGAGCCGCATACGAGTAAGGCGCGACACAATATCGTTTGCGAATGCTATACAATTATATTCACTTGCAAGTGGCATCGATGCCGTGCAGTATCAAACGTATTCGGGATATGTTGAGGAAGAAACAACTGCGGGCGCAGCATTTGCGGACACAATAACCTATCAAGTACAATGAGTTTCATTATAAATACCGATTTATTTGCAGTCAACTTCCTACCCGTTAAGAAACGGGTAGACAAGTACAAGGCATGGACTAAAACACTACTCAAACCATTGCAAGTGCTATACAACACAATGTTTGGCACGTTTAAAGATGGCAACACGGCAGCATTGTGGGTACCTGCCACAACGTATGCAGTTGGTGACCAAGTGCAGTACATTGACAAAGCCGTGTATGAGTGTTGGGTTGCGAATACGGGCGAGTTGCCAACAAATGTTAGTTTTTGGTTTAAAATACAAGACAAATTTGTTGGCATCGAACCGAGGATGAAGTACAATGCACAGCACTTGTTGTTTGAGTATGCGCTCAATGAGTGGTTTGGTACTACGTTTGTCAATGTACCGGGGGCGAGTGATATTTATATTGACAATTTCGCATCGGGCAGCAACGTGTTTTATGTAGGACTTGATGATGTTGATAGCAGTCAAGTTGTGTTTACCAATGGTCAAGCGGATAGGTTCATACACGCACAAAACATCACCAACACGGGAAGTGAATTTGACATTTACGTGCCTATTTCAACGGCAAATGATTTGACAGACCCACCTGCAACTGATATAGCACCCAACATAAGTCCAAACAATGAAAAAATAATTAGGCAAATAGCCGACTTGTACACATACGCAGGCATCAATTATCAAGTAATTACATACTAACATACAATGAAAAAAATAAAAACAACAGACATTACGGTATCGAGCGCGATGCCGTTAAAAAAAGGCAGTTTAGACCATTTGCAAGCAGCATACATTGAAACAATAGAAGATGTAAACAAGGCATATTGGGCGGGCGATAGAGTAGGCACACAACCGATGGCATTGCACGGCTTAATCAATAGCGGTTCGGGTAGTACATACACTATCAGCGCAGGTGCATTGATGTTAGACACGTATGCAGAGGTCTTCCGTTGTGATGCGCAAACGGTAGTTGTTAACGTTGGTCAAGTGTTAGTAGGCAACATTGTAACAACGTACTTAACCGCAACCGATGCCGACCCCGTAGAGTTCAGCGACTCAACATCAAACAACGTGCATGAGATACGTAAGATTGTTTGGTCAAGTGCTACAAGTGGTAGCGGTACACTTAACTATTCGGACTTGTATTTTAGAAATAGTTTTGATGACAGGGCAACAACATTATCGGGTGATTTGAACACATGGACACTTGGCACGGGTTCAGTATCGTACGTTCAATTAACAGAGGGCAAAAAAGTAACGGCAATTATCGACATCAACAACACATCAACAGGCGGCTCAAACAACACATTGACATTAAGTATTGCAACAATGGGCGGTGTGATAAAACAAAGTTCATTTACATTGGCTTATTTCAATGCTACGGGTGTGACTGAATGGGTATTAGTTGAAGCCGTTGGTAGTACCTCAACAATAAAATTTACACGCATCGGCAGCACGTTCGGCACTTACACGAATGCGCTTGACATCAAAGGGCAGATAATCTTTGAATTGGCTTAAAACCTATGCTTATTGTAATGCTCGTGCAATATTTCTTTGAGCAAGTAGCTTTCTTTGGTTCCTGTACGTTCGACTTCATCAAAGAACTTTTTTTTGAGTTCGCCCGTCAAGTGAGCAGTAACACGGGCTTTAGCAGCTTGTTTTTTTGCGGTTACATCGTTTTTTGGATTGGCCATTACGAAATATTAGTTACTAAACGGGTTAAATTTAGTAACTTATTTGGACTTATCGGCAAATATGTAACCAATTTTGTGGCATGAATACTAAAATAACCAACATATCCAACGGCACGGCAACGATACTGCTATACAAGCACATCGGTGATATTGATGGCATGGGTATGGGCGTTAACGGTGCATGGGTAGCAGAGGACATTCAAATGTTGAATGAATTTTACAAAGAAGAAATAACTGCTATCAACATCCGCATCAACTCCATAGGCGGTTCAGTTCAAGAGGGTTTATCAATCGTTTCAGCAATACTCAACAGCGAAATACCATGCAACACGTACATCGATGGCATGGCTTATTCAATGGCGGGTGTGATTGCGATATGTGGTCAAAAGAAGTACATGGCCGATTACGGTACGTTTATGATGCACAACGCTAACGGAGGTGACAATGAGGAAGTGTTAATGTTAATCACAAATTCATTAGCAAAACTATTCGAGCGCAATACCAACATGACACTTGATAAGTGCAAGGACTTGATGAACAAGGAAACGTGGATGACTGCCGATGAGTGCAAAATGTTAGGCAATGTTGCGCCCGTTGCGTAGTAATGCAAGTGTGCGCTGATGTAATCGGTGCCGGGTAAAGCACGACCTAACCCGCTTGTGCTTTTTACGAAATTTATATTTGGTAGTGCCATTTCTGTTTTGTGTATTAAAAAAGGCCTACCTACAATTACAGCGGGTAGGCCTTTTTAGTTAAACGTTATTTATTATTAAGATACCCAAGTTTGAACCAAAGCAGCAACACCTTTCATGTCGGTACGCAAAATTGCAGAACCTAACATTACTTCCATGTTGAAGATTGAACCTAAATATTCGGGCTTGCCGTTACCGTTTGAACCGCTATCGTACAACGGTGTCATTGAACCTAATGCACGAGATACTGATGATGAATGGAATGCGATGCAAGCAAGGTTGTCAGTTGTTGCAGTTGCAGCACCAAACGCTTTTGGAACGGTTGTTGAGTTAGCGTAAACCGATACAACAGGGCGCATCATAATGTCAAACCCGTATAGTTGTGCAATGGTGCCTGTTTGCAATACGTTTCCTTGGTTTTGGAAACCGTTATAAGATGCTCTAATTACATCGCTGATTTGGAATAACTCCCAAAACATATCAGTTGACATCAACAACTTTCTGTTGCCGCGTGGTACATTGTCCTTATCCATTTTAGCAGCAAGTGCAGCAATGTCAGCAAGGGCTACTTGTTTACGTGTTCCTGTTGCGCCCGGTGCAAGTGCAGTAGCAGCAGCAGCACCCGAAGTGCCGATGATGTTTGAAGCACCCGAAGCAGACCAAGAAATAGCAACCTCATCACCGATACGTTGTGTTAAAGTGCTGATTTGTTGACCAAGTACGCTTTGACGCTTGTCATAACTAATTTGCAATTCATCAAGGTTTGTAATCAAAGTTGGCTCGAGAGCGAACTGATTTAAAGAGTAGGTTCTGTCTGTATCAACACGCTCATTGATTGACAATGGGAATGTTGCAGGGTTCTTTAATACGGTTGGATTGCCTCCCGATTGAGGTACGTGAACGATACCGAATGCGATATAAGCGCTGTGGTCTACTGAATACGGTAAAAAGTCAGCGTTTCTGTTTAACGCTTCTTGTACATCTTGTACCCAAATTTCTTTTATTAGTGCCATTTTTTATTTGTTGTTTTTAAGTGAATAATTAATCGATTTGAATTTTTGCACCGCTTGGTAAAAATACCGTACCATCATACCAAAATGATTGAGTCCATGTCTTACCGGCAACACCTGTAACGGTTGGGGCATCGATGCCTGTACCGAATGTGAATGTTTCAGTTGCGGTTGTTTTTACTTTGATGTGCAATTGCGCACCTGCTTTCAATTCGCTTGATAGCGTTAAGTCAAGTGTTGCGTTGCCTGTCAAAGTAGTTAGTGATGTAACTACCGTTTCGTTGTTGGTAATTGTTGCGGCTGTTGTGCCTGTGGCAGCAATTGTCAATGTGCCTGCTGCGCCAAATGGGTTGTTAATTGTTGCCATTGTTTATTTATTTGATTTTTTAGTTGGTTTCGTTTCTTCGATTGCTTGTTCCTCTGTTGGTCTGCTTACGGCTTTGAAATCGTTGCCTGTGGTCTTTTTGTATGCTGTTGCATCGTTTAACTTCTCAAAGCAGTTGCCATCCTCAAAGCAGTATAGCAAGTTGATGTTGGGGTTAGCGTTCCAAATTGCTTCCATGATTAGAATTTCTTATCAGTTGATGGATTGTAGTTTGGTGACAAATTGCTTGGCAAACCTTTGATTAGGTTTTCAAACGATACGCTGTCGTTTTCTTTCATTTCGGCAAGTCCTTTTGGGTCGTTTTTTGACCAGTCATTGAAAGTCCAATTTTCGCGACCTGCAACGGCTTGTGGAGCATTGCCCTTATTGTCAAATATTGGAGTGTATGCAGGTTTTAATTTACCGATAAGGTCTTTTAATTCCGCATTTGACTTGTTGCTCAACAAGTAAATATCTTTTGTTGCAACATCAATTTTACCCTCTTTAACGGCATTCTCGATTAGTTCTGCTTTCACTGCTTGCTCGGCTGCATCGTTTGCCTCTTTCAATGCGTTCAATTCGGCAGTTGCCGACTCGATGCTTGCTTCTAATTCGGCAATCTTTGCATCTTTAGCATTCACCGCTTCGATGATAGCTTCCTCGCTCGCTTCGTTAGATAGCTTTAATAAATCAGTCAATTTATTCATTTTGATTTGTGTTTTGGTTATTACTTTATTATACACCGCATACAATTCACGCACACTTGCGTTCATTGCTGGCTTTACTTTTTTTGTTTCAATTACTTCATCAACTATGCCTAACATTTTGCACTCATCGGCAGTCATCCACGTTTCCTTGTTCATCAAGTCCTTGCACTTATCAAGTGTCATGTTGGTATTGCGCTCGAATAGTTTTGCTAATGAGTTGGT